GTGCTTATAACTCTGACTTTGAGCAGGGATATTCCTATACAGGATGCTTGGGCTAATTTTGGCTCTTGGGTTTCTGACTTTCTCCGTCGCTTCCGTGTCTATCTCAAAAAGAGATATGGATTTGAGCAGTTTACATATCTTTGGGTTATAGAAGCTCATGAGGATGGTTATCCGCATCTTCATTTACTCGTTTCTTTTCCTTTTGTCCGTGTTGAGCTTATACACAGCTGGTGGAAAGATACAAAGGAAGGTAATCCGCTCTCTGCTTTTCAGGGTGTAGATGTTAAGTTTATAGGTAGAGATACAGAAAACATTAAGGCTTATCTTTTGAAGTATCTCGTAAAGGGTCATCACAAGTATTGGTCTTTCTCTCTGAATGGCTCAAAGTGTACAGCGCGTTTGTCTACTTTGTTTTTATGGTATTTCAGGGTGCGTTTGTTTGCCATGTCAAGACACTTGTCTAAAGTTAAGGTCTCTTCCTCTCAGGTTGTTATTCATGGCTTTATTGATATTTCTCATTTTTATAGAGCTTATTACAAGTCTTTGGGTATAGCCTTCTCTGACTTTTATAGATGTTTTTATGATGCTGGAACTTTAGAAAAGGATACTCTTCTTCTCTCCCTATCCCAAACCTTTAGGAATAAATATTCCTAAACCTTAGCATTAAGTTAAAAACACTTCTCACTTTAACCTTTTCCCTTTCCCTAACTTTTGTTTATTTTCTATACAGTCTTAACTTAAAGTTTTTAGGTTTTTCCCTTTGTCTTTTCCTTTCCTTATTCTAATAGTTAAATCCTTAAAAGGGGGTGTGATATGGAAAACTTTGGGTCTCCTCTCAAGCTTCAGGTGCTCCTTGTGGAAAAAAGAAGAACTTGGGAAAAGAACAATCGTCAGGGTGCCATCTACCAGCTTTACGGAAGGTTAAAGAATGAAAAGCCTGAGTTTCCTTTATACTTGGTGGTTTCTGCTCCTGTTAATCTTCCAATAGCTCCAGGGCTTGTGATTGATGTTCCCATTTCAGGGCTTACCATTTCCTTAGGAGATGCCTTCCCATCTGCTGGTGGGTTTTCTGTTCTTGAGGATTTCTCTTCTGTCCCTTCTGTTCCTGTGCTGGATGATAAAAAGGGGACTAAGTGATGGATATTGTTGATCAAATTGTATCTGCTTTCTCTTCTGCCTTTACTGGAACTGTTCCCTTCTTTACTGGTGTCTTCTTCTTTATATGGGTGCTTACAGTTCCCATATGGATTTTAAAGAAGCTATGAGGTTAAAGCCATGGCAAAGAAAAAAGTTAGGGACTTCTTCAGATATTACTCGTCACCTTATGCTTTTCTTACTCTCTTCAAAGATGAAAAGGCACACATTAAAAAGGTCGTTCTTGCCTTTCTGGATGAGGTGGAAAGGCTCCCGTTCTCCATAGACTGGTCTAAAGGTAAAGAGGATGGCTCTTATTGGCATTCTGTTTATGATGTGCTTTTAAAACACTATGAAAACCAATTAGCTAATCAATCAGTTAACCAAAAAGACCTTCCCCCAAAAAAATCTCTGGAGGTGTCATCATGAGGTTAAAGAGAGTTTTAAGTGTTGTTCCAGCTTTAGTTTTTCTTGGTTTTCTTGTTTCTTCTACCTTTGTTTATGCTGGCATTCTTGATGATGCTATGAATGCTGTTGAGGGTTTGGTTTCTGGTGTGCAGGGTCTCCTTTCTGCGGTGGCTTCCATACTCATCTTTTTCGTCACCTATAAGATCATCAAGAAAGCTCTTGGTCGTGCGTAATCTGCTCCCTCTTCTTTTCTTGCTTTTGATGGCAGGCTCTTTGCCTGCCTTTCCTGCTACTTCTTGTTATCTTGCTCACTTTTCCTCTTATCCTGATGGTTGTGTGTGTTATACTGTTGGTGAGTTTTCAGCTTTTTTCTTTGTCTATGATCCTAATGATCCTTCTTACAATGATGCTATCAGTTATTGTCATTCAAATCTCGCATCTCAGGATGTTGTTTTTGATTGTTCCGTTGATGGTTCTTCTGTTTCCTGTACACGCATAAGTGATAATACTGGCGGTTTTTCTCTGCCTCCTTCTCTTTCTTGTAGTAATAATCCTTGTACTCTTTCCTTTTCTGGTGCTGGTGGTGCTACTTTTTCATGTAGGGAAGTTTATGATCTCTCGCAAGCTTTTCTGAGTATTAGGGAAGGTTTTTTTAGGGTGCTTGTCGGTGTATCTTTTGCACTGGGTCTTTTAGGGGGTGCTTATGCGGTACTTAGGGTTAGGTTTGGTTCTTAGTGTGGTGTTTCTCTCTTTTGCTTTTGCTCAGGGTCAATGTCAGTGTACGGACTATGTTTTAGCACTAAATGAGCTAAACAAGACCATCAAAGATTTTAAATCTGACTTTTTAAAGATGGTTTTGGGACTATCAATAGTGCTTGGTGTGTTTTCTGCTATTCTGGTGGGCAAGGCTCTTAGGAGGTCTTCATGAGGGCTCTTGTTTTGCTTTTGTTCTCCTTTGTTTTCTCTTTTGCTCTTGATTGTAATTTTCAGACAGTTAATGGTAGACAGGCTTGTGTGTGTACTGATAGAGGGAATTCTTTTATAGTGGATGATAGTTATTGTAGTTCTTCTTGCTCTTGTCCATCAATATCTCAAGTGCTCCAGGACTTTGTAAATACAGCTAACAATACTGATCTCTTCCGTTTTCTTTCTTCTTTCCAGCTTAATGTCTCTTCCACACCTCCCCCTCCTGTTCCTGTTGATCTTCCTCCATTTCTTCACACATCTATTGACATTGCTGGACATCCTCTTATGCTTACTCTCTTGTCAGTACTCAAAACAGCTTGGATTATTTTTGCTACAATCCTTAGTTATTTCATCATCTTTAGACGATGATGTGGTTGGTTGTTTTTCTTCTCTTTTGTTTCTCTTTTTCTTTTGCTCGAGTGTCTGTTGTTGTTGCTCCTACTTTGGATATACCTCAGGTGTCTAATGATGAGGTTGTTCAGTATCTTGAGTATTTGCTTCAAAAGTCATCTCAGTTTGATGATACTTTAACTATGCTTGAAAGGATGTGGGCTAACTCTCCTGATGTGGAGCATACTGCACTTGATAATTTCCGTGTTAGAAAACAAGCCTTTGAGTCCGCTCTTAATTCTGCTAAATCTGCTGTGCGTGCCTATGAGGACTATTTACAAAATCCATCTGCTTCCCTTCAGGTACCGCGTGATACACAGTCTGCAATCCGTAATCTTGTCATCAGAATAGCAGAGACAAAGCAGAGCATGGAACTTTTAGAGCCTGCATTAGCTCAGCTTTATCCTGATCTTTTTTATGTTCAGCGTTCTATGAATGAGACAAGAGCTTTTAATACTCTTTTGACACGCTTTCTTGCAAGGACTTCTGATATTTCCGCTTTAGCTTTTCGTTTTCTTTCTATTTGGATGAACCCACTTCTTGACTTCGAGCAGGTCAATCTGACAGAGGATCAGATATTGAGACTTCGAAGGCTCTTATATTTGCAGGTGAAACAGTTGCGTGGTTTTATTGATCTTTTGCCTGCTTTTGATTTTTCAGGTCTTCCCTTTCCTGATACATTTATACCTCCTTTTCTTTTACAGCCTTGTGCAGGTGGTCAATTTGGGTGTTTTGGTTTTAGCTCTGACTGTCTTTATGACAGCATGGGTAATTTGGTGTATGCTAATTATGCTATTTTTCCCCTTAGTTCTCCTTCTTCTGTTTGCTATGCTTGTACTAGTTTTATTAGTTGTGCATCTGTTATTTCCTCGGATGGTTCATGTACTTCACCTCTTCTTCCTTCGATTTTTGGTATTGATTTTGCCAGTTCCCCTAAACTGGTTGCACATTCTTATAAGGCTATGGTGTTTGGTGCTCTCTTGAAAACTGTTTACTTTCCTTTTGATCCTCTTCCTATGGGTTCAAATTTAGGAATGGTTTGTGAAACATGTGGTGGTCCTAAGAATGTTGATGTTGTGGGTTGTTCAAATCTTCCTCCTACTATTGGTAATCTTTCCAGTGCTGCTAATCCCGATGGTTCCGCTTGCTATGTTTCTGATGGTGTTGTTCACTGTAAAATTCATCCGTGTACTCATACTAAAGTTTCCCAGAATAATTATAAGGTTATTACGAATGGTTGTTTTGGCTTGGTTGCTGTTCCTCACGCTACTTTGTATGATTGCTCTATTGATATTCAGTGTTTTCTTGAGTTTCAAAATGTCCCTGATCCTTATGTTCGGTTTGATCTGCCTGTTCCAGATTTTGGCTCTCCTCCTTTTCCAGCTGATGTTGTTGAATACCAAAGGATACAGCAGGCTGTAGGTGATGATGTGGCTGATCTTGCTCGTTGGGTTGAGACTGTGAAAAAGCTAAGAACAAAAGAACAGGTTGTTCCTTTGCCTGAAATACAGACACAGCCTTATATTGAGGTCTCTCCTGATACACTGCCTGAGCTTTCACCTGCTCCTGACACTCTTATTGACCCAAGCATTTCTGTATCTCCTACTCCTATTCCTATTCCTTTGCCACCTGACCTTGATACAGACCCTTATGTTGATGTTTCCCTTGACCTCTCACCTCAGGAACTTATCCCCTACATTAATTACTTGCTTACACAGGAGGCTGTACAGCCAGTAGCTTTGATCAATCAGATTGAGGATAGCTTAGATAATGATTGCCAAACTCAGGAACAGATGCTTTATGCAAACTTTGAAGGTATGAAGGACTTGCTCGTTCAAAGCTTTGTGGGTCTTGCTTTGATCTTTGGTTTTATCTCAGCGATCCTTGTTTCTATGTCTATTTTTGAGCTTTGGAAAAACATTCCAATAAGGAGGGTTTAACCATGTGTGCTGTGTACTGTGCTTTTGTTTCTCTGCTTCAGGGTATTTTTTCCTTTGTGCTTTCTTTGCTCTCTGCTCTGTCTATCCCTATATCTCCTCTTTCTTCTCTTGTGATTGATAATTGGTTTTTGGCTAACTCTGGAATTCCTCAAGCCATAGGAATTCTTGGAACCGCCTTAACCATTAGGTTTGTCCTGAACCTTATTCCTTTCTTCAGGGTTTGAGATGGCTATAGTTTTTATAACAGGAACTCCTGGAGCTGGTAAATCTTACTATGCTGTTAAAAGGATTGTGGAAGATCTAAAGAAGGACATTAATTTAGTGGTTTCAAACATTGATGGTATAGACAGGGCTAAGCTCTCCTTTTATCTTGGCAAGGATGTTAATAACCTTTGGACTTTGGATGAGTTCCTCGCTACTGTCCTGTCCTTTTGCAATCTCCACTATGATGGTAATTACAGGAATGCCTTCCTGACCATTCTCAATGTTGACTATTGGAAAAAGTTTATACTTCCAAAGCTTTATGGTGAGCTGGGTTATAGAAAGGTGATCTTTTATCTGGATGAGTTCCAGTCCATCATTGATGAGGATACAGAGTTAACCCAGCTTCAGAAGTTCTTCTTTGACTATCACAGACACTTAGGTCTTGACTTCTTCATCATCACCCAAAGCATACAGAGGATGAACAAAGCAACCAGGAATATTGTTGAAATTGAGCTTCGCCTTGTAAATCTTCGTATTTTTGGTATATCCAGTATGGCAGTCTTAAAGACCATCATCGGTGGTGTGCCTGTCAAAAAAAGCATTGTTAAGTATGACCCTAAAATCTTTGTTCTTTATCGTTCTGCCCTCGTGGAGCATATGAAGGGAGTTAAGGGAAGGCCTCCCGTTATGCTTTTCGTTGCTGTTGCAGTTGCTTTATTTGCTATCTTCCAGCTTGGTTCTTATTTTAAAGCTCATGGTGGGATAATCCCCAAACCGCCTAACCTTCAGAAATCAGACCAAAAGCCCCAAGCCCAGGAGCGTAAGTCTAATTATTCCTTTTTCCCCTCTTCTTCAGTTTCTCCTTCCTTTTCCTCTCCATCACCTCCACCTGCTACACCTTCATATCCACCTTCTACACCCTCACGCTCTACATCTTACCCCTCGGAAGAAACAGCAAAGCCTCCTTCTGGCTCTGGTTCTGGCTCTGGCTATATCATAATAGGTAATCCATCCCTCCCAGAAACACCTCATCGTGGTGATTTTGAGCTCCCCTCACCTAAGGTAAAAGTTATTGAGTGAGGAGACCCCTAAGCTAAGGAGAAACTCCCCCAAAAGCGTGTAGGTGTCAGCCGTAGGCTTGCTTGCTTTGCTTGCCAGCCTCAAGGGTGGAAGAAAGCGAAGCGAGCCGAAGCTGTCAAGGGCGTAAGTCCCGAGGAGCGCAGTCCGTAAGGACGAGCACCGCAGGGATGCGAAGCGAAGCGAAGCACCCTTGACAGCGAAGGCGAGCGAGCTAAAATATTGCGTGGGCTGGCAAGCAAGCATTTTCTTTCTTTTTTTCTTTTCTTTACTCTTTAGCAAGGCAGGGGGCAGGGCGTCAGCCTGCCTGCCTGTGGGCTTGTATTAATATACAAACTAAATTTAAACTTGGTACCTGTGATAAACTTAAGTAGGGGGTTGGCTATGGGTTTGTATGATAGGGACTATATGAGGAAGGAAAGAAAAGAAGATGATCCGAGGATTGAGTTTAGTAAGTTGCCTTCAAGTCTTGAGCAAAGGCTGGAAAGTTTAAAAGCTTCTTTGAGGGTTATAAAGTCCCAGCAAAGTATGTCTTCTAAGGTTTCTAATTCCTTTGTTTATTGGCTGATGATTTTGGCTTTACTTTTTCTTTGGCTCTTTTTTATGTTTCTCATTTTTAGCTGACTGTTTTTAGGTACTTGTTAGCTTTTATTATGCTCCTTACTGCTCTGTATACTTGGCAAAGTCTTTCTAAATTTTTAAAGGGTGTCTCTTCTTGTCTCCAGCTGTTTATTGTTATGGTTTTTCCCTTTTCCAGTTCTCCTTTAAGCTGTTGGTATCTGTATACTCTCCCTCCCTCTGTTTTTACTTCAAGCATACACAGTGCTATTGTCTTATACTCAAAGTTTTTTAATAAAAGATCCTTAAGTCCAAGCTCTCCGCATAGCCTAAGCGTTTCTTTTTTTAGTTCTTCTTCTATTTCTCTGAGTTGTTCCTTTATTGTCCTTGTGTCCATTCTTTCCAT